TATTTCAATCCATGCCTATCCACAATGTCGAGAAACTTATCGAAGTCGTAGGGATTACCAAGGACAGGTGATGAGAAAGCAGCAACAGTTCTGTCTGTTATCTTAGACTCTAACTCATCTAGATCCCAGTTCAAATCATCTTCGTTTATATCTACAAACACAGGTTTCAATCCATTCTGTATGATGGGATTGATTGTGGTGGGAAAACCACATGCACATACTAATATTTCATCACCATCTTTCCAATCGAAATATTTTTTCAACGCAGCAATCATCACTAGGTTTGCAGATGATCCACTGTTCACCATGACAGAGTGTTTGAAACCAAACTGCTTAGAGAATGCACGTTCAAACTTGTTTACGTTCTCACCTGCAGGTAACCACTTACCTGTCAGTAATGCAGTGATGGCAGCAGTCGGTTCTTGATCATCCCAGTAAGGACCTGAGTAATATATCGGATCTCCTTCTTTCCATTTTGTATTAGGAAGATAAGGAAATAAATTATACCCACTCTTCTCTAGTGTCAGTATAAAATTTCCTACCTGTTCATTCAAACTATACATAGATCCTTGACAATAAATTCATTAGTGATGTGTTGTGCAAAACCTAATTTCTGTAACTTAGATGTATCTAACCAGAAGTGTTGTGTTTGCACGTTGTTGTGAAACTCAGGTGGATCAATGTTTATGATATTACCACGAGATCTTGTGAATATTTTAGCGAGTTCAACTATCTCACTAACCTTTGTGGGTTTACCTGACCCAATGTTGTAGATCTCATTCAAATTACCCTTGTCCATGACAAGTTTGATTGCTCTACATACATCATCTACATGCATGATATCACGTTGATGTGATCCATGGTCATATACTTTGATGTCTCTGTCTGCTTTGAGTTCATTGACCATCCATTGAATAGCATTCTTCTTTCTGCTTGCATTGGTATCACCGTCACCTAATACATTGCATAGTCTAAGAATTCTATACTTCATCCCCGTCGTTTGAGCGAAAGAAATGATAAGATCTTCTGCACACTTTTTGGTAATAGAATAAAATCCTGTTGGGTTGCATACCTGTAGTTCGGTTGCTGGAACAGATGATCCCTTTCCATAGACAAACCAAGATGATACAAAGTTGAATGTAATATCTTTCGATCTACAGAAGTCAAGGGTTTCACACAAGACTCGTAAATTAGTATCGACATCTCTAGTGATTTCATCATGGACATGATAGTTATGAGTGGTTGAAATCATGTACAAGATATCGTTATGGAGAGGAACTCTCTCATCTCTTTCTTGCACCTCTACCTCTGCATTGTACATCTCTTTGAAGTTTCTGCCTATGAAACCGCAACCATATAATGAAATCATGTTAGTAAATCAATGTAATGTGATACTGTTGAGCGAAGACCTAACTCAAAATCTGTTGTAGGTCTCCATCCAATACGATTTGATATCTTACTATGATCCATTCCATACCTTTTGTCAATACCAGGTCTTTCATTGTTGACACCAATCAAGTCATGTGGTTTGTCCATCATATCTAATATCATTTTTGCTACGTCTATGTTCTGCTTCTCACATGACCCACCAATGTTGAAGTGGTCGTTGATGATACGTTGTTCTTCTAGTTCCCAGATAGCAGCACAGTGATCTCGTACGTACAACCAGTCTCTTATCTGATGACCACCTTGATGCATATAAGTTATCTTATTATCCAATGCATTACTTATCGTAAGAGGTATTAGTTTCTCTACATGTTGATGAGGACCATAGTTGTTACTGCAGTTAGTAATAAGATAAGGTAAACCATAAGTGTTATGCCACGACTTGACAAAGTAATCAGACGCTGCTTTGCTTGCTGAGTAGGGATTTCTTGGGTCATACGGTGTCGTCTCCTTGAATAATATTTTGTCCCAGTATTCTAGGGATCCATACACCTCGTCAGTAGAGATGTGATGGAATTTTTCTACCTCTTTCTTTAGACTAGCATTCAATAGGTTGATTGTGCCAACCACATTTGATTCTAGAAATGGTCTATAGTTTTGTATAGACCTGTCAACATGACTCTGAGCAGCGAAATGAAATATCTTTCTTGGTTTATATTTGTCGAAGATATAATTTACATGACTCTCATTTGTTATATCACACCACTCAAAGATGAATTGATCTGTGTCTGGTATAAACTTTAGGTCAGCAGCATATGATAGGTTGTCTAATACAACTACTGGTTCGAGTAGATCAGTATCGGATGAGATGTAGTGAAGGAAATTGCTGCCAATGAAACCTGCACCACCTGTGACTAGGTACATAATTCGATATACTTATCAATGTATGCTTTTGCTTTTTTTAGATCCTCAAGTTTTTCACCCTTATGACCTGCACGACAGACATATTTGACTACGTTGCCAGCAAAGAAATCAAGTTGTTGATCTGCTATGAAATCCCAGACTTGTATGTTACCACGTTGGTAATGTGCAGGGTCTTCTGGTGTAAACATTAGTAGTGCCCCCATGCAAAATGATCAACACGATTGTAATCGTCTTGTAATCTCACAATGTCATCCTCCTTGCAGTCTCCACGTTGTACTTCAATTATAGTTATACCTTTTTTGCCACCACATATTCTATGTCTCTGTTCAATACCTATAAAGAATGTATCACCTACCTTACACTTGGTCTCAGCATCATTCTGAGTGATAACACCATCACCCTTTACGACAACCCAGTCTTCTGTTCTGTGTCTATGGAATTGATATGATATTCTCATATCTGGTTCAATATACAATTCCTTGACACAATAAGTGTCACCTCGGTGTAATACTTTGAACCATCCCCATGGTCTACGTTCTTTTTCTATCATGATATGTTTGCTATCCTCATATTATATAACCAAGACAAAACTAAGTCAACCATCTAAAGTAATCTCTTATAGATTCGTTATCCATTTTGATACCACACATAAAGTTTGGAGGGTCACTCTCTGAGAAAATTTTTGTCTCGATATCTAATGAGTAAAGTGATGTAAATTTTTCAATCTCTTTTGATAGATCCTCCTCATCATTCCATACACATAGATATATTTTTTCAAATTTAGTATCAAGAGTGACGTGACAATTTCCTATAAGATTTCTTGCTTGTTGGTTTATCGTAGTATAACTTATCTTTTCACCCTTTATTGTGGCAACATCATCTCTTCCCAAAAATTTATATGATCCATCATCATTACGCTCAAATCTGTCCCCAGTAAGATTTAGTTTACCATCAATAATTTTTATATTATACCAAGAATCAGGATCAATAAACCTATCAACTTCAAAGTTTTTATCGCTCAAATTTTGTGTGAAAATAGGACCACTTGTTTCACTACTACCAAACAAACTTACAATATCTTTTACTTTGACACCTAGATATTTTCTCCAAGATTTATCAATTTTTGCCAGAGTGTAGACATTCAATTGTGGTGTATCTGAAATAGTATTATCAAGAAATTGCTGTACGTCACTTGTATATGGAAATTGTATGTGGTCTATATTTTTTAGAAAATTTTCTCCACCTCTAAATTTCTTTTTTTTATACTGATAATACACACACTCTACTTTCTCTGCAAAAATTGATGGTAAGAAGAAGGTGACAAAACTACTACTGTGATGAAAAATTTTTGTGGACATCACATTACCATAAAAAGAATTTGAATTTCTTTTTGCTAATCTACAAATGAATGAGTGTGTATGTGAAATTGATTTAGGTGTCCCCGTGGTGCCACTACTACAAGTCTTCACAACAATAGTATCATCCGTTGCATCAATTATATTATTATGACTACTGTCAAAATTCTCATCATATAAAATAACATTCTCTGCTAAGTCACAATACAATGTCCTCTTCTGAACTCCCCCACTCCTCATTTTTTTCAAAGACATATCATCAACGATAGCAAAATTGATAGGCATAACACTCCTACTTTTTGCATCTATGTAATTTTTATCTTTGAAGTGTAGATTGAATGAAGTAGGTGTAATATCAACCACACATGTTACCAAACCAAGTTCGGATGAGGCGATGAACAATGACACAGCTCTCATCCCTCTCAAGAAATTGAAAATTGTCTGACCTTTCTTTGCGTTATTATGTTGAAGTATATTCTTGAACCTATCAATCTCACGACATAGATCATTATAATCATACAGTTTTTCACTGTCTTGATTATCTGTGCAACCAGTATACTTTATGTTTTTATTAATTACTTCTCTCGTTATCAATGTACTTTGCATAATCTGGATTGGGATGGTTTACTAATCTTCTATGATACAATTTTATCACAGTTATTGCTGCTGTTCCTTCAAAGAAAGCAGGGACAAGACCATGAATTATACTAGCAATGCCAGAGTATATCAATTTGAGACCTGCAAAAAAAGCGAAGACACAGTGTCTCCCCCAAGTTTCTTTACTCTTGGCGAGATGCTTTTTGCTTCTCAAGAATAGGTTGTACTTCTTTCCAATCATTATCAAAAATTTCTAGACCCTTGTCTGTAAGAACATGGTTATACATTTTCTCAAACACTGCAGGTGGCATTGTAACAATGTCAGCACCATGTGCAAAGGATTGAGACACACTATTGACGTACCTAATTGACGCTGATAGTATTCTAGTTCTATGTATGCACTGTACTTTATATACTTGGTCGATGTCTTTTATAAGGTTCAAACCTGCAATAGAATTATCATCTAATCTACCCACAAATGGTGATACGTATGCTGCACCTGCTTTTGATGCAAGTATTGCCTGTGCCACATCAAATATAAGAGTGACATTTACTCTAATAAGATCTCTTGATAATGCACTACATGCAGTCAACCCATCTGGTGTACATGGTACTTTGATTGTTGAGCACTGACCAAATTTTGATACAAGTCTTCTACCCTCATCAATCATCTCACCTGTAGTACCCATGACTTCCATACTGATATCAGATATACCTAAGTCTTTCAATTCCTGATACACATCCTCTGGATGTCTACCACTCTTCATGATAAGTGAAGGGTTGGTTGTTATGCCATCTATGAGACCTGTTGCAAAGTGCTTTCTAATTATATCTGTGTCTGCTGTATCAAGAAAGATACGCATATTACTGGATGCCATCATACTGGTAATTCAAAGTAGTTCAAGTTTAGCACACACCTTACCTTAGTGTCAATCTGAGACACACCTCTGTGTTTTATATTTGAGGGAAACTTGACATACCTATTTGCCACACTCGCTATCTTTTCACCTGTCTCAAACTCAGTGTATCCATCATTAGTATTGATATAGTATATTCCAGTAGTCATCGTACTACAATCCACATCACAATGAAAATCACTGTATGCTCTGGTTGGTTTCACTGGTTCAAGATTTGCTTTGATTCTATGCAGTGCGATAAAACGAATCTTGTTTACTAGAGGTATGAGCACGTCAATAGATTTTGATACCTCATGCACACCTGTTCCATTACATGAATGAAATGTAAAGAAAACATGGACAAATTGGTAGTCGTCTATACCTTTTTTAGTTTGTGTTGATACTTTAGAGTCATTAAATTTCCAATCCATGCTCCCATTACCTAGCATGAAATCGTGAATTTTCCTGTGCTGGTCAGGACTTAGATAGTTATCGATGACTTCGATCATAATGTAATTCTACCTACGCTAAATAGGCTAGCATACTATAGGATAAAATCCATGAAAAGAGTATTATTTCTCTTCACTTTATTATCTATAGGACTTCCTGTTAGAGCAGATATTACCCATAAGTTGAGCAGCAGTGTACAACTTCAGGTAAATGCTGCAGCAACACAGGTTGAAAGAATCGGAAGCTCTTGGTCAGTTTCTGGGAATGGGGTTGATACAACTGATGGTACAACTGTGAACACCGTATCAGCAGGGACAATCACATCAGGTGTCATGTCACCAGGTACAATTGCAGCGACTCAAGACGTACCAGGTGCAGCGTTCAGCTACTCGGCTACATACGTTCAAGGTGATGCAGTATCACAATCAGCTCCAACAGTCGGTGCTGTAGGTAACTTCT